GGCTGGCACGCTACGCAAAGTCGCGGGGCTACTCGAGCATCGAGAATATGCCGGCGCGGCTGTATGACGACGCCTACGCGGCGCTAGATGCCCGATCGAAAGATGCTGTAAGTGGCACTAAGTAAATACAGGCATTCGCTGGCCCGGGCGAACCGGATCACCAGCTCGAGAATCCCGGTCATTGCGACCGGCAACTACCGAGCATGGAATACGCTGGCCCATAAGATCAGGACCGCCAAGCCGGCGCCGATCCACAGCCGGCGTGACTCCGGGGTGGCATCGCTTGACTGGGGCCACAATAACGAGGACCAGTGCTGCGAGCGATTCTGGCTGCGGCATCCTGAGTACGAAGTCGAAGATGAGAACTGGCTGTACTGGCACGACCCGGCAGCCCGGGTATTTTACGAACTATGCGGCACCAGTCCTGACCGGACCCTGTACCAGCGCGGCCAGCGAGTCTCCGGGATCGAGGCCAAGTGCCCATACGATCAGGACATATACACGCGCTACCGCCTCGAGGACTGCTGCCCACCAGAATATATGCCGCAGATTCACTGGCACATGATTGTCAGCAATCTACCTTATTGGTGGTTCGTGTCATTTGACCCTCGAGAGCGAGAGGATTTTCAATACGTCGAGCGACGGATCGAGCGCGACCCAGTGTACGAGAACGAGCTCATGGACCGAGTTAACAGATTTATCGGCGGCTACCTGGCCGGCGAAACTTTCAAACCAAGCCAACATACGGCGGAGACATTTAAGGAGCTATTCGGATGACAAACTCAGCACCAGTAATACTCACAGACCCCAGCCAATCTCAGGAAGTGGTCATAACCCTCGGCAAGATGCAGGAGCTCGAGAAACACCTTGAGAACATGCCAGAAGTGGCGACAGCAGATGACGCGAGCCTCGTCAGCGAATACCGGACCCAGCTCAAGAAGCAGGCCCGGGATTTGGACAACGAGCGCAAGACAATGACTGAGCCGCTGCGATCGCTTACCACGACGCTCAACCAGAAGTTCAACGTCCACATCGAACGAGCCGAACGTGCGGCCAAGCTGTGCGATAACTTGCTAATGCCGTACATGCGTGAGCAAAAGCGCATCAGGGAAGAGGCAGAGGCAGCTGAACGCGCTCGCAAGGCGGAAGAGCAGAGACTGCGGCAGGAAGAGGAAGAGGCGCTGCGTAAGGCCCAGCAGATCGCGGCTGAGACCAAAGACGCCACGGCATTGAAAGCAGCAGAAGCTGGCGTTAGCGCGGCCAAAGCGGCCCTGAACCAGCTCGGTACGCGCACCAGTGAGCAGATTGTCCCGAGCAAGTCAGTGACCGGATCGCTCGGAGCCAAGACCGGCCTCCGTGAGATTTGGAAATACAGGGTGGTAGACATCAGCAAGGTGCCTGAAGAGTATCTGGTTGATCCCGAGGACCGGATTCGCAAGCGTGAGCTGAACCTGATTGCCAAGAGCCAGAAAGGCGATGCCCATGTACCGGGTATCGAGTTTTATTCAGAAGATATTCTGAGCTCAACGGCAGCGAGCTCGGCGTGAGGGTCCTCGCAATCCTGCTGATCCCGCTGTTCGTCGGCCTAGCGATAGGCTTCGAGCAGCGCGGACCGCGGCCTGAGCAGCTAATGGTCGAGAATCGGAGCCACTACCTGGCGCTCGCCGCTTTCTCGCTGTACGGGTTCCATGTGGAACATCGCCCAGCGATCCTGTGGAACTACGACGACGACTGGCCGCATGGCGCGTGGACCGATTGCAAGGCAAACACGATCACCGTCAGCTGGAATGCCGCTCGAGACCACCTAGACAATGTGCTGCAGGAGATCATGCCGCACGAATATGGCCACGTAATCCACTGTTTCAAACACGGCCAAGTCGGTCGGGAGCCTCACGGTCCGCAATGGGCCATCTATTTTCAGGCCATGACTGGCTTCGCAATCAATCAGGAGAATCGACAATGATCAGGGCAATACTGATGCGGCTACTGGGCCTGCATCCAATATGGGAAGTTCGCGTAACGAGTCCAGTCACTGGCAAGAAGCTGCCAGGTACGCGAATTGGGAAGGCGACGAGCAGCTACAAAAAGGCCCGGGCGCTGTACAACAAGCACCGGCCAAAAGTGAAGGAGGACCACTGGATCAAGCTGCAGGCTGTCGTCATGGTGGCTAGCGCCGTTCGTTATTCGAGAGAGGCGCAGCAGGACCACAAAAACAAAATACTCAGAATGACCGTCGATAATGTCAAGGTCGCGCTCGAGGAAAAAGCTGACGCCATCGGCAAGCACAAGCTGAACGAGACCGATCCGCTTGATTTTCCCGAGGAAAAGGGCGACATGATGGCCACTCAGGGACCCCATAATGTAGTTGCACCGGCTGATTTAGTGGCCGGCGGCCATGATCAGATGCACGCTTGCGACTATGCCGGCGAAATGCAACTGGTCGATGGCGCCTACCGGGCCACCTGCTCTGGCTGCGGAGCGGTTCAATGAACAAGGCTGCGCCGTGGGTCAACGATGGCTGGCCAAAGCTGGTGCGAGACTTCAAGGGCTTGAGGGCTCGCACCGTTCGGGAGTTTCACAGCGGCATGTACCGGGTTCCCCCGGGAACTATGGTCACGATAGGCACATGCAATCGAGCTAGAAACATTCACATCGAGACCGATGCTTGCTCGAGCTGCGGCATCAGCGTCTATATGACTCGACTGCACTGGCGCGACCTCGAGCTTCAGTAAATATCTGAAATGGCGGCTACTTGCTTCAGGATGGCCAGCTTCTGCTGGTTGACCTGATCGAGTGCCGCCTTTTTTTCTGTCGGCGTCATCGCTACCTCGTACTGAATCGCTCGAGCCTGCGCGTTGAGCCGGCGCATATTTGTGGCCACATTCTGCAGGTGCTTCCTCGCCACCAGCTTTGACTCGTTACCCTCCATCAGCTCCTGATATTCCTCGATCCGACCCTGCTGGCGGAAAGCTGCCAGCGTCTTATAGATCGAGTCCGCCTCGTTCAGCATGTCGTAGAGCTCGTTGCTGTATTTTGAGCTGCGTGCCACCGGGTTGCGCCAGAATCTGGTGATAACCGGGTAGTCCTGAATCGCCCGAGACGGTCGATCGGGATGGCCCATGCCGCGCCGAACCACCGAATCACTGGCGCCCAGCGCGTACATGCCGACCGCTCCGAAGTATCCGCGCACCGCTGACTCGAGTCGCTTGGGCGATCGCAGCCACTCGCCGGCAGAGTCGGGCATTGCCTCAGCCATTGCGCGCAATGTCTCGCTGGTCCACGGATCGTACTGGGCCTCGGGTTGCAAGCCTTCGTGAGCCATACCAATGATCGGGTTGCCGGTGAACATATTTCGATTGGCGTACTGCTCAACGATTGGCTTGACCAGCTGCGGCACCGGGTTAAACGCGAACGTGTCCATCACCATGCGCCACATGCGCTCGGTGAATAGCTTCATATCCTCGTCGCCCTTCATCAACCTGACCGACCGCTCCGGGATGGTGGCAAACAGAGCGCCTACCTCGAATGGCTTGGGCAGACGGAAGTGCTCGCCATCGATCCAGAAATGCCAGTACGTGTCCTTGTCCCACTCAGGCAGCTCTTCATATTCGTCGTTGTCCATATTCCTGAGCAGCAGCGCCATCGTCGCGGCCATGATCGCCAGCCCCTTCATGGCGAAGCCAACGGGATTCTCTTTTCCGCCCCGGTAAAGCCGATATAGGCCCTGCATTCTCGCATTCAGAAACGGCACGGTCTGAACTAAAAGTTTCATAGCCTCGTAATCGCCTGACATCGTGAAATTGAGGATGTCCCGGGCTTGGTATGCGGCCTCGGCTACGCTGCCACCGTCTCCCACCACCTGGCGGAACTTTGCCACGCGATTGGCCTGCTCACTAGCGTTGCCGACCTTCTGCCAGAATCGCCACATACCACGCGGCGTCAGTACCGAATTAGTGAACGAGCTCAGATCACCCTTCGGCATCTTCTTGGCCAGCATCTTGCGAACTTCGGTCGGGTTGTGATCGTAGAATCCGCCGCCGCCGGCACCAGCCATCATCAGCTGAATCGTATCCTCGTCCTGCGTCCATGCTGACTTGGCACCCTTCAGTGCCTGCAGGAATGGCGGAGCCTTGCCGTGATCGGCAACGACCCACGTACTGAGCGTGTCACGGATGAAGTTAGCCATCATAAACGCGGGATCGATCGTTACAGCCGCGGTCAATGTTCTCTTGGCCATACGGAATGTGTTCATCAGGCCACCGAACTGCTGGGCGCCCATTGCACCGATCGAGCGAAGCAGCAGCGGATCGTCTACTCGATAGTACACCGGCTTACCTTCCTGTAGGACATGCACAATGTTGTCGCCACGCGGCTTGACCCGCTTGAATATCGTAACCCACTTCTCGCGCTGCTCTGGCTTCCAGCCCAGCACCTGAGCGGTGGCATTGCGTAGCTGTTCGGTTTTGGTAGCGCCATTGGCGTGCAGTAGCCCGGCCTCGAGCAAAGCTGACGCGATCCGATCGGCTGAGAACTTCTCAGCCTGCCAAGCGAGCGGCACCTTCTCCATCATTATGCCCTCGCCCATCGCCACGATCCGCTGCATGGCGGTATTGCGATACACGGCATCGATCAGATAGCTGGTGTTCATCACCATATTTTCGAAGATGTTTCCCAGCGGCTTGTCGCTGCCGTACAGCCGTTTGATCCCTGAGCGGACATCGGCGACGCCCTTACCGCCGGTCAGCGTGCCCTGCCCGCCCTGATATTCGACCGTCTCCATCGCCCGGTAGAACGGCACGTAGTCATTCTGGCGCCAGATTGCAGCCTCGTCACCGTTGATCACGCCGGTCTTTATAGCCAGATCGAGCAGCTGGCTGTTGAACTTCTGCCACTTCTGCCTGGCGACCTCAAACTCAGGATATTGATTGGCCAACGATAGCGCCGTATTGATCTCGTCCTGAGTGAACAGCTTCTCCTTCACCGTGCCATCCGGGTTCTTCTCGCCGATCAGCCGCTGCGATCGGTAGGCAGCCATGTACAACTCCCACTGTGGCAGCAGGTTGCCATCAGCATGATGCGCGATCGGCTGGGCGATCTCGAGCAAGCCCTCGCGGTCCTGCCTCGGTGTAAACACGCCGTTCTGGTAGACCGGGATGCCCTTGTGCATGACCGCAGCCATTACTGATCCCAAGTTTCGCGTGGCCAGCACAGACTTGTACGCAGACTCGCTGGCGTCCAGCAGCTCGCCGAAAATCATCTTTTCCAGAGCCTCGACGCTGGCCGCACTGTCCACAATGCCCTGCTTGATGCTGAGCCAGTTCAGACCCTTCACTTTGGCCACGCTCTCGCGCAATCGATCCTTCGGCGTGATGTCCTCGAGCGGGGTCGCCATCTTGGTGGCGATCAGGCGCTCGATCTCAGGGTTCGTGCTGACTGCTCGACTGAAGTTTGGCCGCGCTGCCGGCGTCTTGAACTGCTTGCTAGGTGGCGGAGCTGCCGGCGCCTCATAGTCGCGCAGATCGCCTCTGGCGATTTCTTCCCTCGAGATAATGTCCTCACCAGTGCCCGGTAATCTGGCGTTTTTGTACCCCGGATCGTCGTGCTCAAGCCCAAATTCTATGTAGCTGTGAACCTGCTCTGATGCGTCCCAAAAAAACCAGTCAATGCCGCCGGTCACTCGGTTGTTCATTTTCAGGTAGCGAAGCCCCGGCCTGCTTTCATTCCACTTGTCAATTCTGGCTTCAGCTCTATTATCTGACTCGACCAGCGATGCGGCCAGCTTTAGTTCCTGCAGAGTCGGGTTCTTCAATACGTCAACGGGGCTGTTGGCCTCGCCATCATAGCCTCGAGGTGTAACCTTTGTAAGCGACCGACTGAACAGGCTCTTTTGCCGGCTGAATATATCGCCTTGTGGACCCGTCTCGCCCTGATCCTCACCGACTGCTTGGCCGGGTGCGTTGCGTCGATCGATCTCTTCCTGCAGCTCACGCTGCCGGCGCTGGGCTGCTGTCTCTTGGCTGCCGCCGAACATATCCGCCTGGTCACGCTCATCGTGTAGCCGGCGAGCCTCATCCCATGCCTGAGCCTGCTGCCTGTGCTGGGTTCTGGTCAATGATCCATGACGACCCTCGGATACCCGGTAGTCGTTCATGCCCTTGTGCCAAACGTGCCACTGGCCTACTCGCCCTACAGCTCGCCACTCGGTCTGTGTACCGGGCTCGTATCGCGGCGTTAAGTCCTCTTCGGCGCGGCTGTAAACTCCAAGCGCCGATGTCCGGGGCACTCGTCGGAGCTGATACTTGTAGGCGCCATATTCATTGTCGAGCCGATCGACTGCGCGACGCCCTCCCCTGATCGTCGTGTATGGGCCACCAGCTTTCGAGCCTGTGCGCGTATCGAATACCAGCAGCTCGGTTCCTTCCACCTGATCCTGAGTACCGACCAGCGTCGTGCCAGGCAGTCCGCCGGCACGGCTGAACAGCCCCTCCCGGCCCTGCGTCCCAGTGATCTTGACCTGCGTGTCGTCGTATATCACATAATTGGCCTCGCCCGAGCTCGCGCCCCGGAACTCATGGCCCGGGATACCCAAGTCTCGCAGAAACAAGCTGGCAGACTTGTCGGCGCCGATCTCGCGGATTGGACGGGCGAATCCCGGCAGTATTCGCTCGAGCATGGTGCGCTGCTCTTTCGGGCTGTTCATGCCGATCGTCTTGTACAGCCCCTCGCCTGTCATGCCGTCAGCCGGGATGGACCATTTGTAGCCCAAGCCCTCGAGCTCAGCAGTAACCTCGCCCGGTGTCGCATTCTCAAGGTATGCCAGGTTCTCGGGGTCAACAGTCTCGCCAGTGTGAATGTCAGTCCATCCCGCCTCCCACAGCTCAGGGAATGCCTTCTGCAGTATCCCCATGACCACTTCCGACTGCTCGGTGAGCGGGGAGTGATAGATCAGTATGTTCTCACGCTCTGGAATCTCCACCCTGTAAACATAACCACCCTTACCGATGAACTCGACTTCGCCCCACAATTTCAGTGCGTTCTGCCACACCTGCCGCCGCATCTTCATGCGATTACTCACCAATTTGATTTTCACAGCGGACTCTGGCGATGCCGCGTCTGCCTCAAACGAGCCGTAATCACTGATGCCCTCATCGAAATTCTTTATCTGTGTTTGAATCTCCTGCTGAACATCGCCGCCACGGCTAATCATAGAAACCACGGCCCTCGCTACCGATCCTGCCGCTACAGCTGGCGTACTTCCCGGTGATGCTTTTGCTGTTGGATTTTTAACGCCCTTCGCGAGCGCCTTAGACATTACCTTCTCAAGCTCTCGTCTCGGCATCTGCTTGCCATCGAACTTCCACTCGGCCTGAGCCAGCTTGCCGCGATACCAGTCCGCCACATCCTTTGAGCTGCTGAAGTACAGGCCCCAGCCGAATGATTGGAAGCCCTCACCAGTGCCAATGTAATCGAGACTGAATGACGGGAAGAGAGCGCCCGATCCGTGGTAGGCCCGGGCATACAGCGCATCGGGATCAACTACGTCCGGGGCAGCACCTGGCGCAATGTGCTGGCGATACAGCGCCTGCCGCAGCTCCCTCCCTCGCTCAATCTGCACCGGATCATCGCTACCGA